TAATTTATTTAAAGAAGAAGTTTATCAATTAGTTGGTAATGAATATGAAGTTATAGGTGAATATGTAAAATTACATGAAAAAATAGAAATTAAACATAATATATGCAATTCATTATATAAAGTTACTCCTGCACATTTTTTAAACGATAGAAGATGCCCAATTTGTGCAGAATCAAAAGGAGAAAAAGAAATAGATAAAGTATTAACACAATTTAATATACCTCATGGTAAACAATACACTTTTGATGATTTGAGAGGTATTAATAACGGTTTATTAAAATTTGATGTACCTACATTTTGGGATAATGAAAAAACTAATTTAAGAATGTTAATAGAATATGATGGAATATTTCATTATGAAAAACAATATGAAGATGATGGTTTTGAGACTATACAAATACATGATAAATTAAAAAATGAATATTGTAAAAAGAATAATATAAAATTACTTCGTATTCCTTATTGGGATTTTGATAATATTGAAGAAATATTAAGTAAAGCAATTGTTGGACAATTTAATTAGATTTATATTGAAGAAAATAGAATCTATCAATTGAAAAACGGAGTAAATCGAAGAAAACGGGAGATAAACGGAGTTTATGATTAGTAATATCATTACCAAATATTGGTTTGGTCATAATCTAAAAATAAATAAAAAATTAATAGAATATTAAAATAAATATGTTGACATTGAATAACTAGTATGGTAGAATAACATCAGTAAATAAAACAAATAAAAAATATAAATAAAAGGGAGATTAAAAAACATGAAAACAAAATTTGAGGAAATCGTAAATGTATCATCTATCGGAGCAACAGAAAATCCAATTAAGATGAATGACTTATTAGTATTGGCAAACAAAGAACAAATGATTCCTGCAAGTAAGAATTCAGAAAGTGTATTAGTAATCGGTATTGATGTTCAACAAGATTTTATGGATAATGGAGCATTAGGTGTGCCAGGAGCAATTAAAGATGTAGAAAATTTTACTAGATTTATTTATGATAATATGGATAAAATCTCACAAATTGCCGTATCAATTGATACACACAATCCATTCCAAATCTTTCATCCTTGCTGGTGGGTAGATGCTAAAGGAAATAATCCTCCTCCCTTTACCGCAATAACTTTAGCAGATTTAGATTCTGGAAAATGGATGCCTGTCGTTAATCCTATAGCAAGTAGAGAATACGTTGAGAATCTTGAAAAACAAGGTAAGAAAGTTTTAGTTATATGGACTTATCATTGTTTACAAGGTACTAGTGGTTGTGCTTTTGAAAATCAATTTGCTAATATAGTATATTTTCATTCGGTAGCAAAAAAAAGTATAACACTTAGACTTCCGAAAGGACAAGATTGTTTAAGTGAAATGTATGGGATTATTAAACCTGAATATGATACTAAGAATTATATTAATATTGATTTTCTTAATAAACTTGAAAAATTCAATAAAGTAATAATTGGTGGTGAGGCTGCCTCACATTGTGTTCTTGAATCAATTAAACAAATTCTTGAATTTGATCAATATAAAAATAAATCTGAATTAACTAAGAAAATTTTTATTCTTGAAGATTGTATGTCTTCTATTCCAGGTTTTGAACAAACAACAGAAGATGCTTTTAAAAACTTCAAAAAGCAATATAAAGTAAATATACTTAAATCAACAGATTTAAAACTTTAAAAAACAATAAAATATAAAAATAATAGGAGGAATTTACTATGACAAACGAATTAGATATTTTAGGTATGGATGAAATTGAAATTGAGAATACTTCCGTAGAAGAAATTGATAATGAAAGCATAGATCTTATTTTTATAGGGATTGATGGTTCTGGTTCAATGATTCCACATGCACCAGATATGAAAAGTTCTTTAAATGATTTTCAAGATGCGTTATTAAATTCAAAGGAAATTGATGAAATTCTTGTTGCAAGAGCAGATTTTGCGGATAGAATTAATGTTGGTGGATATAAAAAGGTATCTGAATTTGATACTTCTTATAGAGCATCTGGTATGACAGCATTATATGACGTAATTGTAGAAGGTAAAGAAAAGTTAATTAATTATATGACTTTTCTTAAAAATCAAGGGATGAGAGTTAAGGCTGTATTTGCAATATTTAGTGATGGTGAAGATACAATTTCTGATAATACTATTGCTAATGCAAAAAGAAGCATAAAATTTCTTAACGATGAAGAAATTACAACTGCATTTATAAGTTTTGGAGGAGGAGCGACAAATATTGCTAAAGAATTAGAATTTAAAAATATTCTTAGCGTTGGAAGTTCTGCATCAGAACTCAGAAAGGCTTTTAATTGTTTATCTAAATCTGTTATTGAAAGTTCCAAAAATGTAGTTAATAAAACAGATGATTTTTTTACAATGTAATAAATAAAAAATATAAATATACTAAGGTAAGAATTAATATATCTTACCTTAGTATAAATTAAGGAGATTATAATATGTTTATAAATAAAATAGGATATAGTCATTTAGAAAAAGGTTTAAATAATCAAGATTATGGATTTATACATAATAACATTAAATGTGTTGTAGATGGTTGTTCGGAAGGGTTGCATTCAGAAGTGGGAGTTAAATTGTTTTGTCATATGTACGAAAATTTAGGATGCCCTATTATTAGTACAAAAGATTTTTTTAATGTTATATTTAATAGTAATATTATAAATAATAAACCAAATAGTATTAAAGATTTCTTATTATTTACTATTTTATTTGTTGAAGAATTAGAAGAACATTTTGTTGTTTATTCATGCGGAGATGGAATTATTATTAAACAAAAACATGATGATATTTTAGAATATGAAATAATAGAACAAAATAATAAACCTAAATATTATGCCTATAATTATATACCAGAAGAATATTTATCTGATTATAAAAATGGAGTGAATTTTGATTTAAGATATTATAAAAAAGATAAGTATAAATCTATAGGTATTGCTTCAGATGGTTTGCAATATATTTTAAATAGTGATTTTAAAGAAGAATTTGAAAAAAGTTTAATTAAGAGAAAAGAATTTGCTATTAAAAGATTAATAAACAGAGAACATAAATTATTTAAAGATGATATTACAATTGCATTTTAGGGAGATGATTAAATGATTCAGGTAGACGATAAATTCTTAAAACAGAATCCAGTAGCCGAAGGTGGAGAAGGAATAATTTATGAATATCAAAATCAAATTATTAAAGTGTACAAAAGTAATATTGATAAAAATGAAAAATTAGAAAAAGTAAAGTTATTAATGTCTAAAACACTACCTGATAATGTAATCATTCCTAAAGATATTGTTTATAATAAAGGTAAGTTTGTAGGATATTTAATGGATAAAGTTGAAGGTGAAGAATTTAAAAGACTATCTAATAAGAAATATCTACAAACAAATAATATTAAATCAAAAGATATACTTAAAATGTTGGTTGATATTAAAGATACTCTAATAAAATTACACAATCAAAACATATTTATTAGTGACTTAAATGACTGTAATATTTTATTTGATAAATATTTTAATGTATATTTTATTGATTGTGATAGTTGGACTATAGATAAATACAAAGGTTTAGTATGTATGGATTCATTTAAAGATCCGTTATTAACAGGTAATAATTTTTCTTCTGACACAGATGATTATGCTTTTGGAATATTAATATTTAAATCTTTAACTAGGATACATCCATTTGGAGGAACAATTACTCCAGATATAAATATATTAGAACGTATGAATAAAGGTATATCAGTTATTGATAATAATAAAGTTACTATTCCTAAAACAATAAGTAAATGGAATTATATGTCACCTAAAATGTTAGAAGAATTAAAAGAGGTATTTGAAAATAAAAAGAGATTTATCATAGATAATAGTTTAGATGACTATTTTAATAATTTAAAATATTGTCAGAAAGATAAAGAATATTATTATGGTAAGTTTACTGAATGTCCTATATGCAATAGTATGGCAAAAATAATTGATAAACCTATCAAAATTGAAAGTAGTAATGGGATTCCAGTGTTTTTGTATTTTACAAATGAAAGTATTAAAACTATATT